GTTAACAGGCCCAGCAGGTAATGGTGGCAATGGTGGATTCCCCGCGGGCGGTGGCGGTGGCGGTGGCGCATCGCGTAATGGCACAGGTGGAACCGGCGGCAACGGCGGCAACGGCAGAGTTACTATAATGGGGGTGTTGTAAGTGAGAGCGGCGGTAATTGAGAACGGAGTAGTCACTAACATTATCGTGGTAGAAAGCCTAGACTGCTTGCCGGGCTTATGCCTAATAGACGCACAAGGTGCGGACATCGGCGACGAGTGGGACGGGGTGCAGTTTATTCGTCCTGTGCCTGCACCTGCTACCCTTTTTTCTGAGAGTGAGGTAGAGCAACTACGACGTGAGATTGTGGAGTTAAAAGAAGTTATAGATATAATGTTAGGAGGGCAGGCTATATGAATCACGAGCGACGAAAAAATTTAGCTCAACAATTTGCAGAAACTCAACGAGGCGCTAAAGTTTTGAAAGACGCGACTCAAGAGCTACAAGAATATCTAGAAGCAAAAGATAGGAATTTTAGACCTATTAGGAGAGTGCGAGATGCCCAGCAGATACGAAAATAGCCGCGCGGCTCTTTTATCTGACACACCTACTCCCCCCGTCCAGGCTTTCGTTCCTCAAACCGTGACACTAGGAACAGGCTCAGGCCAACTAACCTTAATACAACGCCCGAATGATGGGCCTTTGCAGACAGTAGTTGGGGGGGGAGAGAGTTGGCTACCCCCAGGCTTCAATCCCGTCCAAACTACTATTCCTCCCGCTTTTCAGCCTCGAACTTTTTCACAAGAAATTCGTGAAATGCACCAACAACAGCTCCAAGCTCAAAAATTGGCGGCACGAAATAAAGCAGACTCTTCCAAGGCTGCGATAGAGAGACAACGAGGAGCTCTAGACCCTCAGTTTCACAGGGAAAAAGTGGAAGCTGATACTGCAGCTGTAGTTGCGGGCAGACGTCTAAGTGAAAGACTATCTACAATGGGATTAGGCGGTAGTGGAGAGAATATCAGTGCTGGGGCCCGACTCGAAGCCGCGAGACAGGGCGCTTTCTCTGATATTGTTCAACGGCGTACCCAAGCACATCAAACCTTCGACCAGCACCAAGCAGATATTGAGATGGCACTTGCCAACGATGTGCAGCAGCTTTATGCTGCTGTGGGTGCGCAAGAAGCGCAAGCTTTATTACAAGACTTAATGCGACACGAGCAGATGCGGTATCAAGTACACCGTGACTCGGTTGGCGATTCTCAATGGGAAAGACAATTTGGTGAACAACAAAGACAAAGTGATGCTGCAAATAATAGATGGACTCAAGAGTTTGGTTTTCAACAACAAAGAGCAAATGTTGGCGATTCTCAATGGGAAAGACAATTTGGTGAACAACAAAGACAAAGTGATGCTGCAAATAATAGATGGACTCAAGAGTTTGGTTTTCAACAACAAAGAGCAAATGTTGGCGATTCTCAATGGGAAAGACAATTTGGTGAACAACAAAGACAAAGTGATGCTGCAAATAATAGATGGACTCAAGAGCTAGAATGGTCTCGTAGTGCCGATAATCCAGCTGTAAGGCGGCAAATTTTAGATAATCGAATTAGGGAGTTAGAAGCCGCACACTTGCCTGAAATACAACGACTGCAACTAGACCAGATTAAGCAAGATTTAGCTAGGGGTACCGTAAACTTAGAACAAGCACGGGTGCAGCTTAATGCGATTAAAACTCCTGAAGCTCCAAAAGCTACGGATACCTTATCTTTAGTAAAACATTATATCAACCAAATTGAACGTGATTTTAAGATGGATAATTATGTAGACTTACCAGCTGAATACGTAACCACGGGAATTTGGCCATTCCGGAAGTCGACCTTGACTAGAGAAGCTCGGACTCGAGAGCAACAACGTGAAGCTGACATTAAGCGATACATTGAGAATTTAGAAGCAAGTGGGGTACCCACAGAGGTCCTTCGAGAGCTGATGCGCAGCCTCGGTCTCTCAGGTCAAATTATTAGATAGGGGGAGTAATTCGTGCCCATAAGATGGAAAGAGCCTGAAAAGAAGCCAACAACGCCTAAGGTAGATATAAAGAGTTCTGCAACAGCTCCACGCTATGTGGCGCCCACTGTTGCCCCCCCTTCAGTTCCCGCTGTGGTTAAGGCACCTTCTGCTCCAAAGTGGGTGCAGTCCGCTCCTGCGCCCGCTCCTGCGCCCAGTCGCAAAGGGAGTGACCAACGCCAATCGGCACCTCTTACTCCACGAGCAAGAACTAATAATCAACGTCAGCCTATGCCTGTCTCTATTGCTCCACCTTCTCCTCCTAAAGAAGGCTTCAAATGGGAGGACTTGAAAGCACTAGAAGTGGGCAACTTGCAGACTCATTTGGCCGATGCACAAAGACAGGTAATGTTTGACCCTAATAATCCTGAAAAAGCGAAGGCTGTCGAAATACTACAGCAGCAACTAAACGATGCGCAGATTGATACAAGTAACAAGACTTTCTTAGCTCGGGGCGTTATTGGTGCTTTGAAGCAGCTACCTCTAAGGGGCAGGTCTCTAGTACATGGGGCCAAGTATGGAGCTCCTGGAGCCGCAGTAGGAGCTGGCGCGGCAGCAATTGCCGGTCAATTAGGTCCACAAATCGCCCTTCCCGAAGAAATTGCCACAGTGCCATTAGGAGCGTGGTTTGGCGCTAAAACTGGCATGAAGCTTGGTTCTACGATTTATATGGCTCAGCAAGAGATGGGCCCCGCCTACTTCCAATATAGGTCACAAGGAATGACGCATGAAGAAGCATTTGCACCTGCACTAGCTGCTGGCGTGATAAATGGTGTGGTTGAAACTCTCCAGTTGGACCGATTTATCAAAACTATACCCGGTTTGGGCACAGCTATAGATGAAGTTAAAAAGAGAGCTGTTTTAGAAATAATGAAGAATTATGCACAATATGTGGCTCTCGAGACAAGTGAAGAAGTAATCCAAAGCCTGGTAACTAATACGATGGGGCAAATTGCAGCAGCTGTAGCTAATAGTAAGAGATTGCCAGAAGACCAGATTGCGGGTATGAGTATTGGCGAGATTTTAAGTGCAGCGGGTCGCGAAGGTGCTGAGGCATTCCCTGCGGTTTTAGTAGGGGGCTTGCCAGGTCACGTAGCACAAGCGGGAATTGCGACCTTTACGTCGCCTTCAACGCCCTCTTCTATAACACAGCAAATCCCGGAGGTGAATATAGCTAGTGTTACCCCACAAACAGTGGATGTGCATCAAAAGGGGCCAGAGTACCGACTCCAGACTCTTAATGAGGCTCTGCGAACGACTTTGGATTCGGTTGGGACCCCCTATCAAGCGGAGATACCCCTCGCGGTGGCAACCTCGCAAGCGACTATTAAGTCCCGACCAGACCTCCAAATTGCACAGACTTTGTCTAAAAAAATTGGTGTGGAAGTGGTCTTCTATAACCCACAAGACGTAGCAGATTTGCATAATGGAATGTATTACGATGGTGCAATCTACATTAACGAGAGAGCACAAAATCCTGCTCATGTAGTCTTTGGACATGAGCTTGTGCATACTTTTACTCCCACAGAAAAAGCAGAATTTAGTTATCTTATGAAGGAGCTACGAAAAGACCCAGGCGCACAACAATATTTTAATAAACTCAAGCTAGAACATCAAGTGAGCACGGGCGAGATACTTGATAGAGCGCAACTTAATGAAGAATTTTTAGGTGACTTTTTGGGGGAAAATTTTACTAACGAGAGTTTCATTGATAAAATCGCTCAAGCGTCTCCATCGCTCGCTAAACGAATTTGGACAGGCATCAAAAAACTACTAAGTCGTCTTAGCGATGATGCTAAAAATACACCTCATGAACAGGTTCAGGTGCGTCAATTCGTAAAAGACTTAGAAAAAGCTGAGAATAAATTTGCACAGATAATTGGTGCTCGCATCGAAGCACAAAAAGATATAGCCCAAACTAGTCCAATGAAGGGGGATTCTTTTCTTAAAGCTTCGGCTAAGATTGGAATTCACGAAGGTGTTAAAAATGCGGACAAGTTTAATATTCCTGAAACACATAAACTCGTAACACCAGAACACGACAGAGGATTAATACCTTCTAAGCATAGTGGCATTTTTGATAAAGATGGCTCAAAAACACTTGAGAATAACCTTGCTCCAACGCTTACTTTTTCACAACTACAGGGTTCGGAAGCTAAAAGGTCCATACCACGAGTCTCTACTAGGCGCGAAGAAAATGTATTTTACTCACAATTAGTTCGAACTATCAACGAAAAAATGCCTGGCACAGCCGACAAAGCGACCGTACTTGAGATTCTTAATAGTCCCGAAATTAAGCGTGATGAAGTCAAATGGACGAGGGGTCTGGAGAAATGGGTCAGCAGGCAAAAAGGCGAAATTAAAAAAGAAGAGCTGTTTTCTTATATTCAAGAACATGGCCCCCAATTTGTTCAAAAAATAGTGAAACCTTTGGCTCATAAAAAGAAGGAAACTGCATTTTCCTCTAGTAAAGACTATTCTGAACAAGTTTATCATATCGTAGAAAGGGGTTCTATTGAAAACCTCAAATCACTTAAGGATACGACACGTGCCGTTAGAGAAGAAGGATTCAAGAGATTTTCGACCAAGCGAATAGATAATTTTTACTCCCAACTAGTTAAAGACATAGAAAAAAAGATACCTTATAAGACTACTAAAAAAGCTTTACTATCTATCATAGAAGGACCAGCCATTAAACCCGAAGAAGTCAAATGGGCAGGCAAGTTAAAAGAATGGGTAGAGGCTCAAGATGAGCCCATTCTAAAGGAAGATATAATTGCTCATATTCATGAATATAGTCCAGAATTTGTCACGAGCTCGTTAAAAGCAGAGGAGTCCATTTATCGGCCAATACTTCCTTTTGCTGCGAGTCGTGCATACCAAGAGAATTTTTACCACATAAACCAGCGCCCTGCTAAAGCTCGTACCTCCAAGGAGATTCAAGAATTAAAAGATAATATTGAAGCTGCTCGAAAAGCTTTATATGACTACTGGGACATCACTAGTGGTTCCATGGGCAGCGCAGTAGCTGATGCTATTCCTAGGGAAGTTAGGGTGAGACATGAACCAGCACTAGGAAGAGAGCTAGCGAAGAGACGTGCCGAGTACACTCGAGCCACACAAAATCTTCCTTTTGCAGGCTATAAAACTGGCCATTTTGACGATAAGGCACCTATAGATTTAATCGCGCATTCTCGCACTGATATGCTTACCACTCGTCGTAAAGAGCGAGTCCTACACGTGCATGAGATACAAAGCGATTGGCATCAGACTGGCAGAAGAGAAGGTTACGGGACTCTAAATCAGTATTCTTCGAATCCTCCAGAAGGCCCACACTCCAAAACTTGGCCAGAATTTGTAGCTAAAAATATCTTGAACCAAGCAATAGAAACAAACGCAGAATATATTACCTGGTCCACTCCTGAGCAACAAGTTGAATTATATGGGACAGACGTTTATGCATGGATGGGATACCATGATGCTAAAGGAAATCCAGCATGGGATATTCGATACAGAGAAACAAAACAGTCGCAGTACATGACCTACTTAGATACTATTCGTAACTTTGAAGAGCTGGACCAAATTGCTCCTGACCATATTGCCAAAAAAATCTGGGCGAACATCCAGCAGAGCCCTGGTTTCGGGACCTTCAAGCCTCGCGAGAGAGGCATGGAAATATTTTATGGTACTTATGTACCTAAAGCATTCGAGAGCGCCTTAAGAGAGATAGGACAAAAGTTTGTTCCCATAGAATTAGAAGTAGTTGACGCCGATGGTCAGCGTCACCTACAGCCGGGATTCAAATTCACAACTGAGATAGCTAAAGCTATTAAAGATAAAGGCTTTAAGAAGTTCTCAACAAAAAGAGATAATTTTTATTCTCAGTTGGTTAGGACTATAGAGCGAAAGATGCCTAAAACAGCGGATAAGCAAATGGCCCTTCAAATTTTAAGGAGTCCTGAAGTTAAGCCAGAAGAAGTTAAATGGGTTAGAGGGATTGAAGCTTGGATACATAAACAGGAAGGGAAAGTTAAAAAAGACGATTTGCTTACCTATATTTATGAGCATAGTCCACGATTTACGTCTATAAATCTTCCTGGGACTTATTATGCGGCATATACACCTTTCCGTCCCAGTGATAAATATTTAGAAAATCTTTATCATATTGAGAAACTGGCTCCGACCATAGAAGACCCTCAAATATTGATAGATTTAATAGACGAAGCAAAACTTGCTCGGAATCGACTGGATGAATATCAGGAAACGCTTATAAAAAAATATCCAATAGTGCCTGGGGATCCAGTATTACCTTTGACTAGAGAAGAACACGAAAAATTAAGTGAATTATATGATGCTTGGATACTATCAGATAATGCGGTCTTGAGTCTTCAAGCTGACAAACCTTTTATAGGTTATATAGCCCCTCATTTTTCTAGGGCTGCGGATAACATACCAGATATAATTGCTCACTCTCGCACGGACATCTTAGACAATCCAGAAAAAGAGCGAGTTCTTCACATTTTTGAAATTCAGAGTGACTGGCATCAAGCTGGGAGGAAGTACGGATACAATAAACAAGACCCACGAGGAAACATAACCCCCGAGGGCCCACATTCCAAAACCTGGCTAGAACTTGCAGTTAAAAATCTCCTGAATCAAGCGGTACATTCTGACGCAAAATATATTACTTGGGCTACCTCTAAACAGCAAGTTGAAGTGAATGGGACAGATGTGTTTGAATGGGTACAGTTAAGGGATGATGAAGGCCTTGAAAAATGGGAAGTGAAATACACTAAAACCACTTTGAATAACAAACGAGTACTTTTAGGTTATATTGAGACACTTGAAGATTTGCGGGAAAAACTTCAGGGCTCATACTATACCGCTAATAAAGTATGGAACGCAATGCAACAAGACCCATTTGGTATGATTAAGCCAAGAGAAGAAGGCATGGAAATATTTTATGGTACTTATGTACCTAAAGCATTCGAGAGCGCCTTAAGAGAGATAGGACAAAAGTTTGTTCCCATTACTGTGACCGTTGTGGACGACTCTAATCAAGGTCGGAAACAGCCAGGCATTGAAATTACCCCAGAAATAGTCAAGGCAATTCAAGACAAGGGTTTTAAGAAATTCTCCACTAAGAGGGGTTTTTACTCCCAGCTATATAAAACCGTGGAAAAAAAGATGCCTAAAACAGCGGATAAGCAAGTTGTTCTGAATATCTTACAGAGTCCCGAAATTAAACCCGATGAGGTCCTGTGGACTAGAGGCCTGAAATTTTGGATAAATAGCCATGAAGGCAAAATTAACAAAACTGACTTACTTGCATATATTCATGAAGCGAGTCCTTCGTTCATCAAGACATCATTAACTCGTAATAACACAGCATATAGGGGAATGTTACCTTTCAGCGCTAGCGAAGACTATTCGGAAGACTTGTACCACATTGAAGCACAGCAACCTCTTGAGAAAGACCCAATTGTGATAGAAGAACTAAAAACTAAACTTCAAGCTGCAGATAGGGCACTTGATGATTATCGCCTATATCAGAATAATAGAACTCTCCCCGATGACTACCAAGCACGAACAAAACTCTTAGCCAAAGAGTTGCTCGAAGCCGAGAGATTAATGCGGAATTGGCAAAAAGCAAAGAAGCATCTAGATAAGGTCACTATCAGGCAGCCTGTGGTTGGCCATTACATAAGACATTTCAGAGGCGTGGGTATTCCTGACGTCTTTGTTCATGTCCGGACAGATGTGCTTGATACTGCTGACGCCTATGATGCTGTACTACATGTACATGAGATACAAAGTGACTGGCATCAAGACGGCAGAAAGTTTGGCTATGATACTTCCCCCCATAATATACCAGAAGGACCCCATTCTAAAACTTGGCTAGAGTTCGCGGTCAAAAATCTCTTACATGACGCGGCGCTTTCAAATTATCACTATCTTACTTGGTCTACTGGCGACCAGCAAATTAAAATGTATGGGACAGATATTTTCAAATGGAGACGACAATTTGGAAATATCTGGAAGGTCGATTTATATGAGTCTACTAATCCTTTTCAAATACTAGAAAACGCCACAATTGGCACTATGCATGGGTTACATGAGATAATAAGCCTATCTGACACCAAAAAAGCAGAGAAAGTCTGGAAGGCTATTCAAGCAAGTCCAGAACAAGGAAAAATTGAGCCTAGAGCCGCGGGCATGAAAGCATTTTATGAGACACTTGTACCCAAAGCGTTTGAAGCGGCTCTTCGTGAAATAGGCCAAAAATTTGTTCCTATCACAGTGGAAGTAATTGATGTTAATGATTTTACTCATAAACAGCCAGGCATAGAAATTACGCCTGAAATAATACAAGCCATTCATGAGAAGGGCTTCAAAAAGTTTTCTATAAAAAGGAGTCCTAAAGCACAAACTTTAGAACAAAAGATTGCAGAATTAAAGGCTCAAATCCCCACAATGTCAAAGACCGCCGCTAATAAGCTAAAAAAAGAATTGGCTCGCTATGAGGCACTATTACAGGAGGTTAAAGATAGGGAGGTCAAAACAAAACATATTAACGAGATTCGTAAAATCCTCACGCAAAAGCTAATCATCCCACAAATTAAACAACAAGCAAAAGAAGACAGAAAACTGGCGACAGGAAAGCTACGTCATAGATTAGAAGCAATAAGATTAAAAAAGCGAGAGAAAAGAGCAAAATTATTAGACCGTAGAGTAAAAAAAGATTTACTTGAGTCCCTAAGACAACTTAAGGCAGCTGAACTTAGGCCTCATTATCGAGCCGCGGCTGACCAGCTTCTGGAAGGATTAGACCTCAAATCCATTAGAATGAACTTAAATAACAAGCTAAAACTCGAAAAAGCTGCTGCTTTTTTCCAAGCACAACAAGCCCATGACCCTAGCTATGAAATTCCCGAAGGCTTGCAGAATCGTCTAAGAAGACTGAATCAAAAGAGAATTGGAGACATGAGCGCCGACGATATTCAAGTGCTGCAAGATGCTGTAACACATATCCTCAAACTCAATGAGCTTACGAATAAGTTAATAGCAGATAGGGGCCTTAAAGAATTCGAGAGCGTAAAACAAGCCGCACTACGTGGCATTAATGCGCCCAATAATAAGCAAATAAAAAGAATGCACTGGTTGCAAAAACAGTGGGACTATCTTATGAAGACAGGAGCTTTGATGCCTGAGATGTTGGCCGCCCGATTGCTAGGCTGGGACCGAAATAATGAGGCCTACAAAGTCCTCTATACTGACATGGAGGAAGGGCAGCGGAAGATGTATGGGAAGCAACAAGAGATAGAGAATTATCTCGATGAGCAATGGAAGGGCATAGATACCATTAAATGGGATGCAAATAAGCATGATGTGAAGCTTGCAAGTGGTACTTATAAACTTACCTCTGGCGAGAAAATCTCCCTTTATTTGCATTCTTTGCATCCACAAAATCGAGCCCACATTATAGAGGGCGGATTTACCACAGAAGAGAATTTAGCAGTTACAAAACTTACAGCTGAAGATTTAGCTAAAATAGGGACCGAGCTTAAGCCTCAAGAATTAGACGTAGCAAAGTCAATCCACCATATGTTTAATGAGATGCTCAGCAAAGCAATCAATGAGACCTCTGTGAAACTTAAAGGATATGAAATTGCTAGAGTTAGAGATTATTTCCCTATTATAACAGAGAAGATGCTGCAGGATAAAGACTTCCCCTCTCACTTACGAAAGGCTGTTCTCGAACAAGCTGGATACCTAAAGACCCGCCAAGGGGGGACTAATGCAATAAGGCTTGAGAGTGTTTTCCGAGTAGTAGAACGAAGTAAAAATATGGTCTCCGCTTATTATGGTCAAGCAATTCCTCTCCGAAACTTAAAAATGCTGCTAGGTAATGCAGACGTCAGTAACGCTATCCTCAAAAAATATGGTGAGAACGTGCTTGAGATTTATCAGAGGCTGTGGCAGCAATTAGAAGGTAATCGAGAACGATTAAATCCTTCTGACCGAGCTATCAAAACAACCATGCATAATGTTATCCAATCTATTTTAGGCTTGGGACCATGGATATGGTTCAAACAATTAGCTTCCATTCCCTCAGCCTGGGCAGATATTGATGCTAAATATCTGGCTCAAGGTGTGGCAACGAAAGCTGACTGGAAAACTATGGAAGCTAAGTCACCAATTATGTGGCTCCGTCGCCGAGGATATATCAATCCCGAAGCAGGAGAAATTGCAAGACGCAGACAGGAACATCGCAAGCCTGGTTCCTGGACGACTATGCCTATCCAGACTTTTGATAATATGGCTATTGCCTCAGTCTGGAATGCCGTCATAGCAGAAACTAAAGACTTAGAACCCCAACTATCGGGCGATGCCTTCTGGGACCGCGTGGCACGAAGGACTGAAAAAATCATCTTTCATACTCAACCTAATTTTAGCGCCCTCCAACGTTCAGATGTAGCAAGAACTGAGTCCGTACTACTTCGTTTAGCAACGCTATTTGCTTCACAACGAAACACTAACTATAATCTTCTCTATGAAGCTGGGGTTGAAGCTTCCCAAGGTAACTATAAAAAAGCCACGAGAATCGTCTCAGCTGTAGCTGCTGGCTCGTTAACAGTTGCCGCGATTGACCTGGTGAGATTCAAATGGCGAGACCGAGAGGACCAAGAAGAACTTGCTTACCTCACGGAACAATTCGCAGTTGCCTTAATGAGTAATGCATATTTCGCGGAATCTCTATATAGTATTCTAATTAAGGGTAGGGCTCGAGAGGATGCGGTAGATACAGCGATTCAGGACTTCCTTATCGCCACTAGAGATTTAGCAAGTAGCCCATTTACTCCTGGCACGCTTTCCCCACAAGAGATTCATACTTTATCAATAACGGACCTTAGGGAGGCCGCTACTAGCCGGGGTATTAGCACAGATGGACGGTCTCGAAACGCCTTGATTCAAGCCCTTACTAAATATAATCCCGAAGGGGCCACCTCTCTAGGAAAAATGGTCAATGTAATACGGGCCGTTGCTCATTTAGGAGGCATTCCAGTTGCTAATGTTCTACGAGAACTGGAAGCCGCTCTTAATCAAATAGACCCTCTATTAGCTTATGAATGGCAAAAGTTGATGGAGAATCCCACAACGACTAAACAAATGGAGAGACTTTTCAAAGAGGTTGCGAAATACCCCAACCCCCAAGAGGCTTTTGCTAAATCTTCCTTGCTTCCTGTACTAAAACGGGATATGATAGAAAGAGGCATTACAGCTCGTTCAGTAGAGTCAAGCGGGAATGCAAGGAACCGCCGTAAGCCTGGGTCAATCCCACTGTTGCCAGTCATCTCGAGACACTTCCCTAGTAGATAAGAAGGAGGAAGAAAAGCAATGGACTACAAAAATCATTTTTTTGAAGAGGACATTAAAGAGTCTATTAGAAGGAAATTATTGGTTGGCGATGGGCAGGGCAATTTTAGACCCGATGACCCAATTACTCGAGGCGAAGCAGCAGCTTTAATGCTTCGATTATTGTCGCAAACAGAAGCACTAGAGTACGAAGTACGAAAGGTAATTAAGCAAGCTAAGCCCGCGGTTGTTCGTATTGCGACAGAGCATGGTCTAGGAACGGGTAGTATTATAACTCCAGAGGGACTCGTGCTTACTAATCATCATGTAGTCAGTAAGCAAGGTCAATTGGCCAAAAATGTTATTGTTCAAGCTATTATTCAAAAGGTTGGGTGGGAAGAGTACGAAAACTTACCCGCCCAGATTATCCTCCGCGATGAGTTTCTGGATTTAGCCTTACTTAGGATAAATCAGCCCGCTCGTATACTACCCACTTTAAGCATTAAGCCCTCTGTGGAATGCCAAGATTTAGAGGGCAACTTCGTTATCTGTATGGGCTATCCTCTAGGGTTACAAGTAACAGCTACGTTTGGTATTGTATCTCAGGACGTTCAAGTTGTGTCTGCCTATATCGGGCATATTCAAACTGATGCAGCTATCAACCCAGGTAACTCAGGCGGTCCTATGCTTAACTTAAAAGGGGAAATTATAGGAGTAAACACTCTCAAAATCTCAAATCATGATAATATGGGTTTTGCTGTGGATACCAGGTTTATCGAGAAATTCTTGTCGGGTCTTCGAGAATAATGGATAATTATAGAGGGCCTGTGAGCCGTGAAGAATGGTACTCTAACAAAGAACTGTATGAACTCATCATGGAGATGAGTGATGGACTTAATGCGTTAAATGTCGAGTTAAAGGAGACTCAACGAGTAGTAAAAAAATATAACTCACTCAGAGAAACTCTTGGAGAATGTCAGCTTAAAATTCAAGAGATGGAAAATAGAGCCCAAGAGAGACAAAGAATAGGCTTATTTACGAGAGAATGGGTTGGTTGGCTTATAGGCCTCTTATCGTTCCTGTTATTATTGAAAGAGAGGGGAATATTATGAGAATAGCGATTGAGGCTGGACACGGGGGCGCCGACCCAGGCGCGGTGGGCCATGACTTGCAAGAAAAGAATCTAAATTTAATAGTGGCTTTTCATACGGCGGCGATTCTCCAGCAGCATGGGCTACAGGCAATTCTAATAAGGGGACATGACCATAATATAACGCTACCCGCTCGTACTAATATGGCCATCCAGCTAAGTGCCCAAGCTTATCTTTCTATTCATTTTAATGCCTTCAACCTTCCACAACCTAGGGGAATGGAGATATTCCATAGCCGGGTACATCCTAGTCCTCTTGGTCGACTTGTTTTGGAAGAGCTGCTTATTATGTTTCCCAACTTACCGTCTAGGGGACTCAAAACTCGACTGAATGACCAAGGGCAAGATTGGTTCCACACCATAAGAGCTATGGGCCAAATACCTTCTATTGTCACAGAAGGAGCTTTTATTACGAATCCTGAAGATGCTGAACTATTAAAAGACCCTAGTTTCTTATTCAACCATGCTACGGCCTTAGCTCGTGGCGTGATTAAATTTGCTAACCAGCCTATGTTTAATTGGCCCCTCACCCAGGCATCAAAGAAGGAGGTTATCTACAAGGGTATGCTCACTAGTATCTCAAATATACTAAAAGGAGGTGAATTTTGATGGACATGGTCATCATTATCGGGCTAGTTATGATACTAATTGAGATTTTCAAGGTCACGCTAAGCAAGTTTTTAAGCAAAGAGACCATTAAGCAACTCATTCCATTAGGTGTATTTATTCTAGCCGGGAGCTTAAATGTCTTATTCAACGCTCTACTTTTTGAACAAGTCACAATAATAGAAGCCCTGAGACAGGGCTTCATCGACGGAGCTATTGCTGGGGGCATCTACTCTTTAGGTAAAGCTGGATTGGGTAAAAGCTGAGAGGAGGTGGTCGACAGAGAGCACTGGAGGTGATGTCCAACCTTTCCTTTCTTTAAGGCCCCTTGCTTGCCATGGCGAGGGGCCTCTTTTTATTTGCTCTTGAAAGCTGCACGAATAGCCTTAAGCGCGGGGTCATCTTTCTTCCATTCCCACCGACCCTCTGCTTTAGCCATATGTTTACGAAGCCACTTGCGAATTAGTCTGCCGTCTACTTTGAGCTCACTGCTAAGCTCTTTGAGGTTAATCAGGTCATTTGGATTAAAGTCTTTTTTCTTCTCTGGGATGACTACGGCAACTTTTAGGGGCTCCTTCCCTTGCTTAATTTCTGCTTCAATCTCATCAACCAATTTTTCGAGCTGCCCAGTCACATCTGTTTCAACTTTGCTAAAATCTAACTTAACCATTCGCTTCACTAGGAACACTTCCTTTCAATATATTTTTGAGGTCATCGACCACCATTTTTGCAAGGTCTCCTTTGGTCCTGAGCCGGGCCATAATTTCCGTATCAACGGTTCCTTTAGCAACGATATGAATATAAGTGACCTTTTGCTCCTGCCCAATTCTGTGGACCCTAGCTTTAGCCTGTTCGTAATCGCCCAGATTATAGCTTAAGGATAAGAATATGACAGTATCGGCGGCAGTAAGCGTAATACCAACACCTCCAGTAGAGATTTGCGCTATGAAGACCTTAACTTCAGGGTCACTTTGGAACTCCCTGATTATCGTTTTCCTACTCTGGGGTTTTGTCCCCCCTACAAGTAATCGAAAGCATATCTTTTGTGCCTTTAATCTTTTGACTAGTGCTTTAATTTCGGGAAGAAAACGGGCGAATACAACCACTTTCTTGTCTGCAATTATAGTGTCTTGGATAACTTCTTCACAAACTCCCAACTTCTCGCTGCCAACCCGTTGTATTACCCTAAGCTGAGAATCTTCTGGATGCTCTAGAGAGGCAAAGCCCCCTGCAATTTGTTGAAGCCTAAGAATTTTTGTTAATACTATAGGGGCGGTAACTATCCCTCTCTTTAGCTCGAGAATAGCCTCTTGCTTCATAGCCTCGTAGAGTTTTTTAGTTTTTGGTTCTAGCGAGACCCTCAAAATTTGGTCCACAGTATCTGGGAGGTCTAGGGCTTCTTTTTTAGTTACTCTATAAGCTATTCGATGGGCACGAGCTGCTAAATCTTCAAGGTCTCGAAAGCCGACAATTTGATAACCCATATAGCCTCCCATAATAGCATATCTATCTCGAAAGAGCTTGAGTCTTCTCCCAAAGATTGTCTCGTCTAAGAAGAGGTATTGAGAAAAGAAGTCCATAGGAGATTTTGTCATGGGCGTACCAGTTAATATCATACGATATTTTGCTCTATGACCCAGCCTGATTAAAGCTTTTGTTCGCTTAGCTTGGGGGTTTTTGATGTATTGACTCTCATCAGCTACTATCAAGTCAGGCTTCCATTTTAGTAAGCTAGGTTCCATTTTTGGAAGAGCATCGTAGTTGATAAGTAGAACTTGTAGAGATTCGTCATCGGCCCATTTGAGGACCGTCTCCTCCCGGTGCTTGATTTTATCTACCAACGGAAATACCCTATTCGGAAAATCTGCATGCTCTAGGAATTGTTCTTCCCAGCTCCCAATGACAGATAATGGTGCAACAACCAATACCCTCTTAACTTGATGTTGAAGATACCGATAGCCCATAGCAGCTATTGCAACTAAAGATTTTCCTGTACCCTGCTCCATAAGAAGCGCCACATTAGGTCTTGATATAGAAAAACTGAAAGCTTCTACTTGGTGTGCATAGGGCTGAGTTTTAAGGGGCAGGGGATTATTCATCCCCTGCATCGTCTTTTAATACGAAATTGTCCTCCATATAGTCTGTATAAATCTTATAAATAAAGGAACCCACTTCTTTGGGGGAATGGGTAGCTCGGGGGTCAGCAATATATTTTGCAATTTCATCGGCTAGAAAATCGGACCCATTGGCTAATTCTTCCTCCTCTAAAACCCTTAGCATTGAAATAAGCGCCGTTTTTTCGACCTGTTCCCTCATTTTAACGGTTATTGACATTTTCCGTTGCCCCCTTTTAGTTAAATTTACAAATTTATTATACCAGAAGTTGCAAAACTTGTAAAGGTCTTATTTTAAGCGCGATTTTACGGCATTTATAGCCTGGTCTGGGGTGGTAATCATCATGGCACAGCCTCCTGCTTGATTGATAAGCTTAAGTATATGTTGCTGAAGTTTGGTTAAGTTATGTTCGCGGCCAGGAAGCTTTACTTCAAAACCAAAGAAATAACCCTCACAGCATCCTATTATATCGGGAATTCCAGCACGTTGAAACGGTCCACCGTGAATCTTTATCCAAAAACCTCCTACCTGACCTTCCAAACTTACAATAATTTTAGTAACCAATCGGGCTTCACTCATCTTGTCCTCCTGCAAAAAGGGGCTACAGGCTTATCCTCCTGCAGCCCCCGTTTCGTGTTTATAGGTCGTCTTCGTCCTCGGCATCTAACGCTTCCTGGACGACTTTCCGAACTTTGTTAATATCCTCTCTAATCTTTTTAGAGATTGCAATGTCGTTCTCGGATGCAAATGCTAGAAGTTCCTGCAGATTCATGGTATCTACATCGGGACCTTCTTCCTCGTCAATCTCGTCCCCATCATCTGCTTCAGCATCTTCAGAGGGGAAGAAGTCCGTAATACGAGCCTTCTTTTTACCTTCATACATTTCATGAGCGACCGTTACGCCACATTTGAGACCGATAAGCTCATCTAAGTCTAAGTTCATGAGCTTATTAGGGACTGGTACACCCAGAGAGACGAGCACGTTTTTAAGATTAAACAGTGCTTGAGGTTGGAGGGAGGTATTATGCCAAAGCTTACCGCCACCCGCAACTTCGAATTGCCAAGCTAGGTATTGTTTACTGGCTTCTGATACCTTCAGCTCAACCTCTTTGACAGTAACCGTGTGGTCCCCCTCAGGAGCGACCGTATGTGCTTCTATGCCCTCCATATTAATGCCGATGACGCGACCTTTCTTGTTCTTTGCCATTATTCCTTACCTCCTATTGATAGTTGTAGTAACTCCGAGTAAGCCGGATTTGCCAATACAGCGGGAACTTCTCCCCCCATGGAGGGGTCTCTACGTAATTTCGTAAGGTATCGTGCATGGGGTCCAATGCGGAGACAAAACTCAGTGACTGTCTTAGTCTTCGTTTTATCTCCAACCTTCACTTTTTTCTCACGTTCTCTAATAAAGGTATTTCCTATGACTGAAACTGCGGCATTGAGGATTTTAGCCACAGAGGGCATTAGGTAGGGCCCCATCTCGGGGTCAATAGCCCCTTCATCTTCTACTTCATCTGAAGCGCTCATGCGGTCTTGGGCCGTAAAAACTACATTCATTTCTAAGTCGCGATAAAACGTAATCCAAGTCTTAAGTAAACTGGCTGCTTCGCCCCAAGCTCTCCGGGATATAGTTCCGCCGTCTGCGCCCGTAACATGTTTAAGAGCTAAGTCTTGCAATTGTGTAACAGTGTCGATGACGACGGTCTGAAATTTTCCCTTACCTGGCCCAGCCAAATACCAATAAACTTCTTCTACGTCTAACCAAGTCTCGACTTTCAGGACTTTAATTCCCGACTGGCTGCGTAGGGTAGTCGTACCAATCTCTTTTACGTCCAGAAGTAGGATAGGTTTGGGAAAGGTGCCAGCTATATGCGTCTTACCTGTGCCCGAGCGACCATAAAATAACGCTTTCAGGTGGGTTGGCATTTCACTGACGTCTACAAAACGGTCTTCAATACTATTCTTCGTCAGTTCCTGTGGACTCTTCTTCTTCGACAAACGATTCACCTCCTTCAAATTCAGGGTCCAGTTTGGTTGCGTATTCGGTCTTGAGTATGAAGTCAACGTCGAGTCCCATAATTTCTGCGCTACATAATGAGTAGAATTCGCAACGGGTCTCACATTCCCGACGAAGGTTCCTATAAGGATAGTTAATCAATCTTGGCATTTCGATGGAAATAACCCTGAGTTCCTCCAAGAGAGCATTCACGATATTATCAGGCTTGGGCAAATATTTTCGTTCGTAAAACACGTTTTGCTTCGCTCTTTCTAGCTCTTCTTGGTAATCGGCTGGGTTTAGTCCGTTAAGCTTGATAGCGTTCAAGTATGTCTCATAATCCGTACGTAGCTTTTTAGCACGACTAAGTCCTCCTTTCTTAAGAAGCTTGGGTATTGTAGGGGGTCGAGTCTTAATATAATCATAAACCACACCTACGGGTTTTCCAAGCTTTAATTTTTCTACCACCTTAATATATAACGCGCTTTGCAAATCGTAGAGACGAAAACCTTCTGTAGGCCAGCTCATGGACGTGGATTTGTGTTCTTCCACCCATACTCCCCTGTGGTCAGAAAATACCCGGTCAATCTTACCTCGGACAAATACTCCAGGAAGGAGTTCGATATCGGGACCGCGGTTTTGACCAAACTCAAGCTCTACTCCGATGGTGTTGCCCCGCATACCCTCATACTTCTTGAAATAACCCGTCATTAGTCTTTCAACTTCGTCGGGTAATGACCCGTAGAATTCCCTCTCTTCCTCAGTTAATTGAGCGAATTCCTCCCGAGCTGCCTCAATTACATTTGGCCACCATTCGCCTTTATAATAGGCTTCAATAACTCGGTGAATTAAATCTCCCCGTTTTAGGGGTAAACCAACACGCTTTTTGCGGAGTTTTTTGACTCTTTTATAGTAGCTTAATTGTCGGCAAGTTTTCCAATCTCGGATAGACGAGAACGATAGTACTTGTGGCATTTCGTTTAACCTCCCTTCGTAAGTAAATTATAACATAGTTTTCGGAACTTGTAAATGGTACATTTTAAGAATTTCCAGTATCCCATATTTTTCCGCTCCCCCAGCTCCCTAATTTAATTTCAATCTCAATTGGAACGGGTATTTTATATCCAAAAATTGCTTCAATGGTCTCCATGTCAGTCATGTATTCTCGAACCTTGAGTAGCATCTCATCAATTGAATCTTTTCGTATTATAAATAAGAGCGCATCATGGATATTCCCTAAACAGCGTATCTTTGCCCAAGGGAGCTCTTTTAATATACGTCCATAAGCAAACATAGCTAAGTCAGCACCAAAGCCTTGAACGGGTGCATTTATCGCTTGTCGCTCAGCTTCTGCTCTAATACCATTCTCAGGACTGTTAATCTCGGGTAATCTACGTTTTCTACCTATGGGATTACGGACATAACCAAATTTTTTTACTAATCTCCGTTGTCGGTCATGCCAAGAAGGAAGCCCGGAATACAAGTCAAAAAATCGTTCTCGAAAAGCTATCGCTTCAGCATCTTTTAGATGTACATCATATTTATCTCGAGCGTATTCCTTAAACTTTTTGGCTCCCATTCCATATAAAAATCCAAAATTAACTGCTTTAGCTTTTTTTCTCATATCATTTGTGACTTGTTCTGGAGGTATACCAGAAACGGCAGAAGCTGTGAGTCGGTGAACATCGCCCCTTGTTTGAAACGCACGTTTCATTGTCACATCCCCCGATATCGCGGCGGCTATACGTAACTCAATTTGCGAGTAGTCTGCTTCTACAAATACCCAGCCAGGAGGAGCAGTAATAATCGACCTAAGGAACGGGTCGCGAGGTACTTGTTGCAAGTTAGGGTCCACACAGGAGAGTCGTCCAGTAACCGTGCCATGTATCTTAAAATTGGGGTGGATTCTGTCATTCTTCATGAGCTTACCCCAGCTTATAAGAAATTCACTCAACTTTTTTTGTTCCCTATATTTTAGCAGGGTTTCTACCACTGGATGATTACGAAGCTGGAGCAGAACAGACTCAGCCGTAGAATCTTTTCCCGTATCGGTTTTGGCGATAGACTCGAGCCCCAACTTATCGAATAATACCATTGCTACCTGTTGGGTTGAGTTCCAATTAATGCCTGGCGCATAGCTATCTAGCGCTGTTAACAAGTCTTTTATACGACTATTGACCGTACTAAGAGCTGCTTGATACTTTTCGGAGTCTAAATATATGCCTTCTAGTTCAGATTTAACTAAGCCATTAGATGCAGGTATGGTTATATGCTTAAAGATTTTCGTAAGTTGCTTATCCCTAAGTAACTCCTCCTTAAATCGCATATATAGTTTGAGCGTATAAAAGACATCGATAGCACAGTATCTTGCAAGTTTATGCAAGGGCATTGCATATGGGTCAATAGGCATAGGCAACTCATATTCGGGAGCATTAAAATACATTTGCGAGAGAGGCTTAAGACCATGTCGATTATTCTCGTCCAACAAATGAGACGCCAGCATTGTATCAAAAGTATGTTCTTTATGAAACCCATGCTTCGCTAATAACCACTTACTGTCGAATTTAGCATTATGCGCGACCCATTTTTTCCCCCGAACAGCGAGCTCAAGCATTTTGAATATCTTTGATTGGGTAAGCTCATCATTAAAGGGGCTAGTAGGATACCACAAAGGTATGACCCACTGTTTGCCAGGTTGTGCTAAACCTAAACAATAGATTTTACTCTGAGGGTCTAACATATTCAAGCTCGAAGTCTCTACATCATAGACTATTACGTCTGCTTGGGCTAAGCTAGCCATACATTGCCGCAATTTCCCAGGCGTATCAACTAAAGTCCAATTAAGCTCGCTATTAAGGTCATGAAGGGTCCCCCTTATGACGTCCCCGAATCTCTTGAAGTCTGCTCGTACGGACGACTCTTGTTGGGGTTGTCGAAATAGACCTGCGGGATGCATAGTTATCATATAGGATATTCCGTCTCTCTCAACAGTCTGACCTCTAAGCTGCATAACACCTGACTTATTCAGCGTTGCTTTAAGAGCGGTGGCGCCTAACACAATAACATACTTGGGCTTAACCTCCGCAATTTCCTTTTTTAAGTGAATGCTACAAGCTTTAATCTCCTTTTGGTTAGGTGGACTATTATCTTGTGGACGACATTTAACGGCGTTAGTAAGATACACATCTTCGCGTTTTAAGCCCGCTTCAGCTAACAGCTCCGAAAGCAATTTACCAGCCTTTCCCAAGAATGGGGCACCTTTCTCATCTTCAACGTATCCTGGAGCTTCACCTAAAATCATAATATCGCAGGGAATGGGACCTGTCCCTTTAAGCTTATTAGTCTGAGCATGTTCGTGTAATCTACAAAGCTTGCATTCTGCCACTATTTATCACCTCCGTTTTTTTGGACGGATAGCCCCATATCTACGTTGAGGACTCAATATCTGAATGTCTGCCCACGAAGGGCTTAAATTAGCTTTTTGTTGCTTTATTAAAGCTTTTGCTTTTATGTGTGAATCACATTCGCCGTGGCAACCAGGGTATCTTTTTATGCAGTTTAGACAGCCCCCGTATAAATCTCTCATAGTTTTATTTTGGTCATCCCTGCCTGGTCTAAATACGAGACAGCAGACTTACCATACTCCTCTTTATAGATTACGGTGTGGACTCCAGCATTAATAATAAGCTTTGCACAAGCCAAACAAGGGGAGTGAGTAACATAAAGCGTTGTTCCCTCCAAACTTATACCATGTCGTGCTGCAAAAGAGATAGCCGCAGCTTCTGCATGTACACAGCGTTCACAACTGCCTGTATCAGGGTTTAATAGACACCCCTCGTCTAGGCAGTGAGGCATTCCCGTAGGAGCACCATTGTATCCCGTAGCTACAATCCGTCCGTTTTTGGTAAATACGCAACCGACTTGGGCTCGGGTACACGTAGCCCTAGTAGCCATGAGCATCGCCACAGCCATATGTAGCTCATTTCTCCCCAGTCGCATTATAAATCCCTCCTATACTGAAGAATTGGAATATCGCCAACGAAGCAATGAAAAGACCATATTTGCATGGTGAGAGTGCCAGGTACAACATGCGTCCAGCCCACCTCATTGAGTACCCATAAGAGAAGCCTCGCGGCTAAGTAAATGTCGTCTCTAAAATGTCGGATGTAGTCGCATGCCCTAATGGGGTAGAACATATGTAGCTGGTCGTTTCTCATCATGAAATGGTAGCCTATCGTACAAGGTACTCTACCTCTATGTTTAACCCCAGTGTCCTCGGGAAACCAAATAGGTAAGAATGCTTGCCGGGTGTAGGGCTCTCGGCGGAGTAAGTTCACTACGTGTTTTAAGTCACCATATTCGTATCTAATTCCCCGAGTGGGGAGTGTTCGACCGCCTGCATAGATAGGCCAGAAGCGTTCCATATAGCTATGGGTAAACTGTCCGCCTTGTGCTCGAAATGCATCATCTCGTTCGCTACCTACGCGATAGAAGGGCCAGTTTTTATATTGTTCGCCAGGATTGAGCGGGACTCCTCCCACTCGCTCTAAAAAATGGTCATCAGCCCATGGTAAATTGGGCTTAATTTGTCTTTTGAGCTCGTCAACGTCAGCAGAGACTTGGCAAGTGAAGGAATAGTTAAGCAGTTCATGAGACTTGAATTCTGGCTTACTACCAATATCCATACCTTGCCATCTTGTCGTATCAACAACCTCCCCCTGAATTAATAGTGCCTCTCGGGCTTCGATAATTACCTGCTGGAAACTATTGTGGTACACTTAACTTCCCCCAATCTTTTTTGAATATGTGAATGGACCCAAACCAGTGGTGATAAATACCCACGGGCAAATTAAGCCTAGCCGCTACATGTTGCTGAATCATATGACTCACGAAAAGATTGTTTTGGAAGTGATTAATATAGTCACAGGACCGTTGCAAGACCGAAATATTTAGCTTCCCCTCGCGATTGGTAAAATAAAAGCCCAGAATTGTAGGTACAACCGAGTAACCGTCATTGTATCTCAAATCTAACGTGTCCCATATGGGTATATATGCCTGTCGTCCCTGTGAGTCAATTCGCGAAAGATAGTCTACGACAGTCTTAAGTGTGCCTGCAGAATATATTCTCTCAGCTAAACTATAAGGAAACTCTGCGTCCATACTATATGTTACGCCGAACTTATCTTCATTAAGCTTCCATGCTTCACCGGGATTGATTGGCTTACCGCTAAGCGTCTCTTTAACATACGCATTAGCCCAAGGTTGGTCGGGGTAGAGGTCACTAGCATGAGGGTTACGTACTTGAAAGGAGTGGTTAAGCAGCTCGTGATACTCAAATTGGTCCGGGTCATCCCCCACAAATTGCCCGTTGCAATAGCGGGATATTATCGGTTGGCTATTCTCAATTTGGTATTGAAGCAGGGCCTCTGTATAGCGCTTGGCCAGGGAAAAATCGGTTAACATGAATTGTCCTCCTTCTTTTTCTTAATGGCTTCTAATAGAGCGGGAGAAATTTGATTTAAGAATTTTTCAGACCATTTGCGCCTTTGCATCCATTTGATTTTATCGGGATAGATAAACTCCTGCCAGAAATGTTGTTTTATAGTCTCCTGCCACGGAGTTTTAGGACAAGACGTCATGAATCGTAATAGCTCTTCCTCCCCATGCGTATATAAGAGGAACAAAGGGACCATGTATTTCATCTGAGAAGGCAATAGAAGAGTCCACTTAAGTTCAACGTTATCGATGTCGAACTTCTTAAGCTGCGCCTCCCGTGCCGCCCGTGCTACGCAATGCTCCAAGAATAGTACGTCCCCCAGCAATCTAGCCGTTATTTCAGAAGCTCGAGATAGGATGTGCACATGCCATTTTTTTTGAAACCACGTGAAGTTGATTGATATAAGGCACCCTCCTCCTGCAGGCACCTTTCGCTCTTTTGTGGCGCGACGATTAAAGACAATTACTGATGTGCTGGGATAAGACCCCGTAAGCTTACTTTGTCGTTCCAACATACGGCCCACACCAGCATCCCAGAATTCGGGGTCGATATAGCGTTTAGCTAGCAGGCTCAATCGTTTGCTAGGCTGGAAAAATGGGGGCAATTTTTCAGGAATACCAAAGCCATTTGTGGCCGTAAGCGTGATGTGGTATTGGGCATAAGAAAAGTCACGTCCCGGCATTAGCATTGCGTTCGTGGGAACATCATATATAAATCGAGAATTTAGCTCCCACCAAGCGTTATAGATAGTATCGGTACGAATGTCCCGCATTAGTATTTGTTCTCCTGTCTTTTTTGATTGACAGCATTTTTGTGCATATATAACTCATATAGCCTAGCCGCGTCTATGCCTACTGAAATACATAAGGCGACGAATTTGTGGAAGCTCGATACGACACGGGCATGTATTAAATCAATATCCGTAACGGTCTTAGTTTGCTTCCAGGGTTTATTACGAAGCGCGTGTCCCACCATACCTAAGCCCGAGACTAAAAAGGCCATGTTAAGCTGCGGGTCCCGAGAAAAAATATGCGAATGGGAATAAGCGAACAGGCCCCCTAAATCATCGGAGGTGATTTGACTAGGTACTACGCCACAGAGAATGGCGAGCTCTACGAGAAAATGAAAGGCGTCTGAAAGTTCGTCCTGACAACTCGTGGATTGCCAACCTCCGGGGGTGTTCATCGCCTCGGCCAATTCCTCAACGATACACCAAAGGGTGAACTTAACGTAATATTGATAGTGCGCATCGCCTATGAGTCGCAAGTCAGGGTGCGGAGGCTCGAATCCATTGAACTCTTGAATCGCGTGGTACTTGCTCATGAGACGCCTTTGTTCTTCAAAGATAGCCTGCAATTTGTTCACTACTCCTTCCCCCTTATGCAAAGGTGGATATCACCCGCCAGCTCAATAGCTTTAGGGTCTACACGATAATTATATACAATGAGGGGTATCTCATCAAGTCGCCTTACTCGGTCCATAAAATCGTCATAGCTTTGCAAGAGTGCCGCACCATGGTCAACCACACCAGCCATCTGGTCACGGTCAGCGAGCGAGCCCAATATTAAGTCTCTGTGAGGACGGCAATATACTAGTATCATGTCGGGTTTAAGCTCGTCTAACCATCGCCGTTGTACATCTTTTAAGACATTCTCACCCCGAAGAATGGGACCATACACGTATTCGCTAATTATAGGAAGGCGGTCTACCAGGATATGACCAGTATCGTTATGCCGTTGCACGAGATTAATGAGCCACTCCTCATGCTCCTCCTTTGTGGCCTTACCGAGGGATTTAACTATGGGGAAACCAAATAAAGTATGCATTTTCTCAATCGCCGTTGTTTTACCAGTATTATCCATGCCTTCAAAAACTATAATCACTTAACTTGCCTCACTTTCTTTAATTTGCGGGTATATGCGGGTTTAGGTTTCGGCTCCTTAGGCTGGGCAGGCGCTTTTTGTTGTCGTTGCTCACGCCCCTTGCGTATCGCATCGATTATGTAGCCCTTTAAGTCATCCAGACGATTGGCCTTGCGAACGTAAAAGTCACGGTCTGAAATATAGCAGATAGGGCATCTGACCAGCTCCATAATCTCATCCAGCCAGAAAGTTTGAGGTTTACCACAATAGGGACACCAAAGGAAACGGCCTCGGCGAGAGAAAGAGTCGGGAGGCATCGCTGGCTCCAAAAGAGAATGCGTATGTATCTCCGCCCCTGGAAGACGGGCCGTAGCCAGCTCCATAAACTCCTCTATCTGATTATCGGGCAATCTGCGAGTTATACGAACGCCTTTATAGACAATAACGATGCCTCTCATATCACTAATGTTTCTTGTTAAGGTCCGCGTTATCTACTGCTGCTTCAAGGTCCTGAAAACTATCGAAGACCTGAATATCGACGTCGTCCTCCCGTGCCTCAAGCAAGTATTGAAGAATCGGCTTGGGTAACGTGCCTTCGTCTAGCATGCAATGTGCACCCATTAAATTATGTAAGGCAGTGTCAGGACTTATTGTGGAAGTGACTTGAATAGAGCGAGCTCCCAGCTGAATACCCATAATTAAATTCATTTTCTCTCGTTTGCAAATATCGTATAGCGAATCAACTAGCGCCTTAAGCTCCTCTTCATAAATTTTAAGGTGACGTTTGAAGTCGGTCATACGATTTTTCCTCCCTTCCATTTTTTGGTATGATGTAATTATATCACAATCACGAGAATTTGTAAATAGTACAAAATTCCCCTCTTAGAATTTTTATTATTTACCTTTGTTCAATATATATGGTACAATTTACTAAATCAAAAGGAGGTGATGAACATGTGGGAGAAAGTATTGCTTGAATCGCAACTGGCAGTGGTTATCGCCCTTGTAAGTTTTGCGATGAGTGGTATCGCACTAGCTTTAGCAATTCTAAAATAAGAGTTCCCTTATTATATAGGCGGAGGTGATGAGGATGAAAGACATTATGACCACAGCTGAAGTTGCGAAGAAATATGATGTGTCCGTAAGGGAGGTGCTCTACGCAGTCACTGTGGGCAAGTTAGAGGGTCAGAAAGTAGGGTGGATATGGCTATTTGTGACCGCTGATTTGCCCGATAAATGGCCAGTGCGAAAGAAGAAAAAGAGGAAGTGAATTGAGTGGAAGTTGTTTTTCAAGCTTGGGACCACCAGAAGCAAAAAGGCAACGTATTTTTAAGCACGAAGAAAAACAAAGATTGGCAAGACCACCGGTTCACTTGGCCCGAAGATAGAGATAAAATTATGGAGTGGTTCAATCAGCATGAAGGCGCCGAGGAGGATTTATATTGGTGCCCGATGATATTCGCCACTAAGACTCGAAAGAAAGCAGGCGCCCTAGGGGGCAGGGTATTATACGCTGATTTAGACCCTGTGGACCCACGCTTCCTGCAGCAGAGGCCTACTATAGCATGGAAGTCATCCAACGATAAGTATCAAGCACTCTGGCTAATGAATAAAAAGCTCACACCCACAGATATAGAGGCTCTCAACAAAAATATAGCCTACTCCACGGGAGGGGATAAGAGCGGCTGGGACCTAACGCAAGTTTTAAGGATACCAGCCACCAAAAATTACAAGTACAAGCCCCCGCAACAAGGTAAAATATTATGGACCGATGGTGCTACATATGACACGTTAACTTTTATACCTAAGACTGTTTCGCCAGAGGCTGGGCCCACACTGTTAGATTTATTGTCGAAGTATAGGAAGCAGATGCCTAGCAAAGTGTCACGTCTCTTACAGTACCCGCCCGAGCGTGTGAGCGAAGGCAGTCGCTCGGACATGTTATGGTATATAGAGAGTGAGCTTATACAAGCGAAAGTACCGTTAGAAGATGTAGCACGCATGGTAATGCTGTCTGCCTGGAACAAATATAAAGGACGAGCTGATGAGTGGTTACGTATCAATACAGAAGTCACTAAAGTTTATGAGAAGACTCACAGAGGAGAGGAAGCTGTTACTCCTATATTATTGCCGCTCGTAACATATGAAGATATGATGAGCTCTCTAACCACAGAGCCTGGCTGGTTGGTGAAAGATATATGGATGAAGCGGTCGCATGGTATTATTGCAGGTGAGCCCAAGACATACAAGAGTGTAGTCTCGCTCGATTTAGCAGTGTCAGTAGCCTCGGGGGTACCATTATGGAACACACATGAAGTTATGGAGCAGGGGCCAGTGCTTATGGTACAGAATGAGAACGCAGAGTGGATTATGAAAGACAGGCTAGAGAAGATTGTAGCCCACAAGGGACTAGTGGGTAAAGCACAGGGCAGCAAGCGCAGATTAGACGTAGAGTTTGCGGAGTCGCTACCTCTATATTTTATCAACAACTATGGATACAACTTTAACGATATTAACCACAGAGAACTACTAGAAGATGTTATCAAGCAGATACGCCCGGTGCTCATTATTTTTGACCCGCTTTATCTAATGTTCGACGGCGATATTAACAGTGCGAAAGATTTGCAGCCCGTCCTGCAGTGGCTTATCGACCTCAAGAATGCTTATAAGACCGCGGTTATTGTCGTCCATCACTGGAATAAAGCAGGGTCTAGCAGCAGAGGCGGTCAGAGGATGTTGGGTTCCACAACTCTACATGGATTTACTGAGTCAGCCCAATATTTTCAGAGGCTGGATGATGATGAGGACGGTAAGGCGAGGGTAGTTATTGAGAGAGAGTTTCGTGCTGCAGGAATGTACCCAAAACTTGAGCTCTCTATTGAAATGGGAGAGTTTGGCTCGGCGGTTTATAGTCCACAGGTCCGGTCCGTCGCTATTACTGGCAAAAGTGAGCTTCTTGACCTTCTTTCTATGTATCCCACAGGGCTTTCCATGAATCAAGCGGCGAAGGAGCTTAACGTAGGACGCAGGACGATAACATCTATGTTATCAAAACTACCTGAGGTGAAAGTCATCCAGGGTCCACGTGGTTCAAAAATATTAAAATTATAGGGGGTGCACAAGTGGGAAGAATATATTTAGCAGTCTTGCACAAGTCGGCACAAGTGCGCACAAGTGGGTGCACAAGTGGGGAAAAAAAGCGCAACACGGGGATGGCCGACCACCTGTGCGCTATATATAAAATATAGCGCACAAGTGGTTCCGGCCGTTCCCAGTGCTTGCAGGGACCGGTAGATAAGGGACATTAAAGGAGATTCATATAGAGTGTGCACAAGTGGGTGCACAAGTGCGCACAAGTGATAACAAAACAGTGCACAAGTGATAACAAAGTATTGCACAAGTGGAATTTTTAAGGAGTGGATGATAATGAGAATGGCGGATTTAATCGGTACCAAATGCGAAAACTGCCTCAAGAAGAGAGTTGTGGGGCAAGACGACCGCGGCGCACCAGTGCTTATTTGCGTGGCGCTGACTGAGTTCAGAGTCAAGGAAGAGGAACGATGTTGGGCACGAGAAACTTCTGTCGCCCGTTGGGTGAAAACTTTGAAAGATATCTTGAAATATGCGAAAGCAGATAAAAAATATGCTCCTGTGGAAATAACGACCCTCCTCCGCCGTGCTGAGATGAGGTTGAATGAGGAAATGAGTCAACAAGCAAGAAGTGCGTTTTATGAAGACTCAAATCGACAGCATAAACCTAGCAAAGGAGAGAAGTCAGAACGTAGTGCTCGTAAGAAATGGACAAGAATTGCCGTTATCCCTTGGGATGAACAGTAAACAACTATGGGTGGTGCTTCTTGAGCGCCTTTTTACCGTCTCCCAGCTGGTTAAGCAGGTTGAATACGTTTAATGCACATAAAAAATGCCCCTTGCGGGGCGGAAGTCGATTATTCGTCAGCCAAATGTTTTTCGATAATTGTCCGGACGGCTGCGAGCTCCTTAGAACCCGATGGCCACGAATACTTGGAACGGGGACCAAATCCTACGGCTCCTACTACTTCAGGGGCGCTAAATCCGTTAGCCCTGAGGAGGACTCTAAGTGCCCTCGGGTCTACGTTGTACTCCTCCGCGAGGTCTTTAACGTGGACAAGAATGACTTCCTCTACTTTTGGTGCCGCTACGACTTCCTTCTTAACTGCCTTTGCCATGATTACTTCACCTTTTCCTTTCTTTTTGTTGACCTCCGCCGTAATTATATCAGATTGCTTCGTGGGTGTAAAGGAGGGTTTTTCAAGTTTCATTTCTTCCTTTAATAGTTCGAGCTCGGCTTCTGCCACTAATTTCTTCATTCTGCGCCCGTCTGCGTCATACTCTCGAATTTGCGTCTCTAACATTTTAACCCTTTTTTCGTTTGTCATGTGACCTTCCTCCTCTTCGATTTGGTTTAAGTATATAAGATTCTCGACGGGATGTAAAGGATGAGTTTGAAAATTCAGTTATTCACTGCCTTAGATAATAGGGAAATAATCAATATTGCTTCGCCGTTCTCGAGCTCTCCTTCATTTGTGAGGTAATCGTACAATTCTTCGCCAGAGCCGTCTCCCCAATTTAACAATTTCTCAATCGTCTGTTTTATCGTCGTTCTTGCCATATATTTGTTCTCCTCCTTCTAGATTTGATTTAAGTATATGAGATTTGATTCTTGATGTAAAGGATAGTTGCAAAAATATTTTTGCTTCGACATATCGCGCGCTTATGCGTGTGCGTACGTACGTATCAAAACCGTGTTCGCTCTTATTTACATGGGACTATTCCGTGTGATAATATTTTTCTTGAACAGGAGACTGTTTTTTTATGTGTGCCGAAATTACGTAGTTGTGCTTTTTACAATGCCCAAAAAATGGGAGGTGAACTAATTGAGAAAGCTACGAAGAAATGATGAGCCGGTCCCTGAGAAGAGACCTCCCAATCATCATCTTAAGGGAAACAAGCGGGGAAACAAAAGCACGAAAATCAATCCCGAAATGGCGCTTTTCATCCTTGAAAAAGCTCCGCTTCATTCTTGTAGGCAGCTTGCCGAAATGATAACGGAAAAGTTCGGCATTAAAATCAGCCATGCGGGGGTCAACTCTTTTATTAGGAATAGACAGTTAGAACGCAAAGAGGTCACCAAGAGCGTTGTGGCGGAATACATCGCCAAGACCGTGCCCCGAGACCTTGAGATATTAGAAGCGATGAGGGAACAACTGGAGGCGCTTCGTCTCTCTAAAAAGCTCAGTCATCAAGAGCTCATGCAGACGATTGACCGCCAGCGACATGTTATTGATACCCGATTGAAATACGCGGGAGCGGGCGAACAGGCAGAGGGTCACCCAGGCAAACTAGAAGAATGGATGAAACAGTTGATATAGGAGGAACAGGCCGATGTCGTGGACCGCAAGAGAATTGATAATCAAGCGGCGGGCGTTGTGGATAGAGGGAAATGATTTAACGAAAGACCGCCAGTTCGTTTCTGACGTGGCACAATGGCTTGTTAGTGAGAAAGGCGCGGCCGTACGTAATGAGTTAATAGAACGGCCCGAGCTGTTCGTTGAATTGATTTTCCTCATCGTCAACAAGAGTCGACAGACCGTGCCTTTCTTCCTGAATGATGTGCAAAAGGAATTCTGTGAGGTGCTCAATAAGGCCATTAAAGAGTTCAGCCTGGGACGCAGGTTGCATCTCAATTTTATCGTATTGAAGGGGCGGCAGCAGGGCTTCACCTCACTCATCACTGCTTATCAGCTGGCAAAATCAGTGACGAAGATGAACTTCGCGGGCTTCACATTAGCAGATAATGCAGAGAACACTGAGGCCATCTTCTCCGACAAGGCCAAGTTCCCTTATGAACACATGCCGAAGGTCCTACGTCCGACCGAGAAATATAATAACCGTCGCGAGCTGCACTTCAGCAAGCTCAACAGCCGCTGGCGTGTGGCCACCGCAGGCACGAATGATGTAGGACGGAGCCGAACGCTAGGCTTTTTCCATGGCTCAGAGGTGGCATTCTGGCCTACGATTCATGGTGTAATGGTTGGACTTGGGCCCGCTCTAACACAGGACTCAATTAAAATCCTTGAATCCACCGCTAACGGCTTCAATGAATTCAAGCAATTATGGGACGCGGGCACGTGGACGAACTTATTCTTCGAATGGTGGCGCACCGCCGAATACCGGCTGAAATACGAGTCGTCGTCAGTGGGCCGAGAATTTGAGAGTCGTGTGGCTAGCCGCAAGGATTGGATATATGAACGATGTCGCTGGCTTCATGACCAGATGAAGCTGAGCTGGCCACAGGTCTATTGGTACTATGTGCAACATCGAAACCTGAAGGAGATGATAAAGCAGGAATATCCCTGCTCTCCTGAAGAAGCTTTTCTATCGTCTGGCCGTTGCATCTTTGAACAGGAACAAATCATCCATCGCACGAAACATCTTGCAGCCTTGTATCGCGTGAATCCGCCTAAGCGTGGCGAGTTCCGTATCACATGGGACAACCCAGAGACAAAAGGGCGCATAGAAGGATTCAATTGGGTGGATGACCCTCATGGGCTCATCACTATCTATGAGCCGCCTATCACAGGTCATCCTTACGTAGGAGGCGGCGATACTAAGGGGGAGGGCTCTGATAACTTCGCAGGACAGTTCATCCACAATCCCACTGGCAGGCGGGTGGCTACTCTGTGGGGCAACCCCGACAGTGATGAGTACACTCATCAGATGTATTGCCTTGGTATGCACTATAATGAGGCATTATTGGCAATTGAGAGCAACTTCAACACTTACCCTCTGGAAGAGCTTAATCGACTACGCTACCCGCGGCAATATCAACGGAAGCAGTATGACAGTTTCTCGGGCAAATATCAGGATAAATATGGCTTCAAAACAGACGGCAATACACGGCCGCTCATCATCGACCGAGAGATAGTGCTCATCCGAGACCACATTGACTTATTCACAGACCTGAACTTCTTCAAGGAATGCTTAACTTTCATCAAAAACGATAAGGGCCGACCTGAGGCTGAGAGCGGTTGTCGTGATGACTTAATCTTCGCGGATATGATAGCGGAGGAGGCTCGTGGTCAGCAGAATCGTCTCGTAACTACGAATAGTTTCTCTGTGGACCACCTCTCGCCTGACCTACAAGATGATTATGACAATGCCTCAGATGAAGAGAAACGATACTTGCTTAAGAAATGGGGGTTACTCCAAGAATGAAGCTAAGAGAGCAGGTGAAACTCGTAATGGCTAAGCTCACTGGCAACAAGGTGAGAGTACAAGAGCTCTCAAGCCTGAAAGAGTGGCAGGACAAATTCACTAGGGCGAAGAGCTACATTAATCTACAGGCGTTCGATGACCGTGAGCTGCTTTATCATGGCACCCATAACGTGGATAAGTATATCAACTCACGACAGGCAGCGATTAAAAAGGCTGATAATGTACGTAACATTGTCTATGAGATGATTGAATCTCAGATAGATACTTCTATTCCCCAGCCTGCGGTCAAGAGCAAACGCAGAGGCTATGAGTTTGCGGCAAGAATGCTGGAAGAAAGCTTACGTAATGACCTTTATGAGCTGTCAATGCATCGTATCCATGATGAGAATGAACGGCTCACCCCTATTCAAGGTGTAACCTACGTGCAGGTTATGTGGAACCCCGAGACTGAGAAACTTGAACTGAAGAACATCCATCCTAAGCAGTTAATCCCGCAGCCTGGCGTGTGGCAATTGCAAGAGATGGACTACTTCTTTGTGCTAACCTCTGTGACCCACACCTACATTAAGCGACGGTACAATGTAGACCTTGAGGGTGAGTATGAGGAGTATCCTCACATGAATAGCTTAGATTACGACACGCACACTCGTAACAATCTAAGTGGCACTGTGGTAGAAGATAAAGTCACTGAGATTGTTTGCTGGTACCGCGATGAGGAGGGTGACATCTGTCGTTTCGTGTGGGCCAATGACCAAGTTTTAGAGGATTTACCTAAATACTATCATCGCCGTATGGCCGTATGTCAGCATTGTGGTCAAGCTAACCCCCAGAATGATGAGCAATGTAGGCTGTGTGGGACGACTAAGTTAAAGAAACAGACTATGGAGCATGAGGTTATATTACTTCCTGAATCTTTGACGCCTATTGTTTATAAGAAGCAACGTAAGATTGTGCAAATAGACCCAGCGACTGGTAGAAAAGTCGCAGTAGACCAGGAGGAGGATATCGTGGAAGAACGTGTTCTTAATCCTGGCGAGCCCATTCCTTATTATTCGCCTAAAAAGTATCCTATCGCTGTGCGTATCAACACTCCTAAAAGTTTCAGTGTGGGAGGCCAGAGCGATGTTGATATTATTCGAGACCAAGCAGATTCAATTAAAAAGCTGATTAGCAAAGCCATGCAGAAGACTATACGTGCCGGCTCCGTGCTTAAAATGCCCCGCACACTTAAGTATGATATAACCTCTGACGATAATCAAGTGCTAAGAGGTGAGGTGCATGAGCTAAATGCAGTACATGCTATTGCATTGCAACCCGACATTAGCCAGGATTTAGCTCTTGCGGAGAATCAATATGTCACAATACAGTCTACGCTGGGTATCAATGATTCTTGGCAGGGCAAGCATGATGCCTCGGCTAAATCTGGTGTGGCTAAACATAAGCAGATTCAGCAAGCAGCGGGACGACTCTCTAGCAAGATATTGAACAAGCATGACTTCTATCGCCAGCTCTATGAAATCATGTTTGAGTTCAAATTAGCTTTTTATGATGAGATACAGCCCTACTTAACTCGCAATGATACTGGTGAGGACGATTGGGGTGACTTCGACAATCATGAGTTTCTTTATCGAGATAAGCATGACAAATGGGCTTATAATACGGACTTTTTGATTACTGCTGATGCAGGGCAAGGTATCCCAAGCGACAAGATGTGGTTATTCGAGCAAGTGAACATGCAGGCGGGTGCTCAGTTAATAGACTTGATTCAGTACTGGACGATATTGGAACAGCTACATTTTCCTCATGCGTCTATGATACTCCAGCAACACAAAGCTCGACAAAAAGCGACGGAAGAACAAGCTATGCAACAGCAAGCGATGATTCAACAGCAGCAACAATCTAATATAGCAAATGAAGGCTTGAACAAAATGCTTAGTTCGCTTGTTCCAGGGCAACGTAGCTCTGTGAATAAAATCCTCTCAACTCTCACACCAGAAGAGTTAGAGAAGTTCAAACGTCTGCCGCCAGACCAGATGGCAGAAGAGCTGGCACAAGTTATGGAAGGGGGGTGATAATTGATGAAGAAGAGTAATATTATTAAAAATAGCGGTACATTTATCTCTCCGGCGCCCAGGCAGACGAAGGGGGGTAAGTCTACGGCTAAGGTGCAAAAGGGTGGCGACCTTCGGGCTAAATAATTAGTAGCGCCTACCAGAGCGCAAGGGGGATAATATTATGGAAAAAGTTCTTGAAACTCCTGTGAATGCTGACGGCATTCAGTCTGTTCCACCAGCAGAGGAAGAGGAGTATGATGTAGTTAAGTATAACAAAGAAGAAATCAAAGTTCCTAAGTCCGAGCGACAGACTCTATTGCAGAAGGGTCTGAACTATGATAAGGTGTTCGAGAGAAATAAATCTCTTGAGGCGCAATTGAAGGCCCGAGACGAATGGGTGGCTCAAAACTACGCTAGCCAAGGTATAGAAACTTGGGATGAATTCCAAGCAGCTCTGGCAGAACAAGCTCGTGAGGAGGAGCTAAAAGACTTAGGTGTGGACTCTGAGATAGCAGACCAGCTAATTGAAAGAGACCCTAAGATTCGACAAAAGCTCCAAGAGGCTGAGACTATCAAACGGCAAGCGGAAGTAGAAGCCTCCCGACAGGGACTGCTTCAACAAATCCATGAGCTTAATGAGGAATTCGGGCTCAGAGTCAAAGATGAGAATGACTTAGATAACTTAGAAAACGTAGCCCAAGTAGCAGATTATTTCAAACGCGGCTTGAGCCTTAAAGAGGCTTATTACTTAGCTAATCGAAACACCATCGACGCTAAAAAGTCTGTTAATGCTGCTGCTAAAAAAGCTAGCACTAGTCACATCCAACCAGATGCTAGAGGTGGTGCTGGAGACACAGTCGATTTACCCGCGGATGTCTTAGCTCTCTATCAGGAGCTTAATCCTGGTCGTTCTATGGAAGAATATCGAAGACATTACACTAAATCATTAAGAGGGGGTTAAAACTTTGAGAGTACATGCACGTTTAGTACCTGCTACTGAGCCTATTAAGTATTTGCCTGGCACTAATGCGGAAGCTTATGTTCGTAACCAAGCCTGCATACTGACAAATGGCACTCTTACGAGAGCGCTTCCCACTCAGAGGCCTACACACATTGTCCAAGCTGCTGTGGCTGCGGCTACGCCGGCTAATCCTCGAATTCCAGTAATTGAGGTACTCCCTGATATAGAGTTTGTTACTACTTCAACTGTCGCTATTGCACCGACTGTTGTGGGGGTGGCAGTCACTTTGCATACTGATGCTGTGGCTGTGACTGGTACAACTGCGAGTGGTGTTTTCACTATTACACATACGTCCAATGCCGTGGGTGGCGTTGTTCGTGGCATATTTAGATAGGGGGGGATAAGCTTGATATATACTAAAGCTTCGGGCGTAAATGACTCTATCTTTGGCAGGTCACAAGAGCCAATCAAGATGATGCTAGAAAAGTACGAAGAGTCCTTTGAGGCAAAGTCGATGATTAAAGAAATTTTCACTATGGATAAGACTAATAATTTTGCTGAGCGATTCGTCACTGAAACTTCCTTGGGTGACTTTCGGCCCGTAGGCGAAGCCGGCAACTATCCTCGTACCACGATGCAAGAGAGCTATGCAAAGGTAATCGAGCCTGAAGAGTGGAAGCTTTCTTTTGGCATTTCTCAAACCATGGTTGAGGACGGCAAGATAGGCAAAGCTATTCGCAAGAAGGGCAATAACTTTATGACTTCTTTCCACCGTACTCGTGAGAAGTTTGCTGCTGAGATGCTTCGTAACTGCATCAACGCATCTTTTGAGTTCGGAGAAAGAGTATTTGATATCCGTGGCGCGGATGGTCGCCCTTTCTTTGCCACAGACCACCCATCTATCACCGCTGCGACCCTAGTGCAGTCTAATCGTTTCAATGCTGCATTCACGTATGATAATCTTTCACACGCTGAAGAGCGTATGCAGAAATTTGTGGATGATGATGGCCATCTATTAAATATCCAGCCAGATACTATCATCATCCCGAATAATGCACGTATCAAAATGCTCGTGTTCCATGCTCTCAATGCCGAGAATGTGCCTGGTGTGGTATCAGACGGGGGTAGTTATCACTTTGGTCGTTGGACTGTGAAAGTGTGGAACTATCTTGCTAACCCCGCTGGCATTACTCCTGGTACTGACTGGTGGATTCTTTGCGATTCTCAAATGAAGGACATTATAGAAGCTCTACCGTGGCTTGACCGCATTCCTTTGTCCGTTCATAGCTGGATTGACCATAATAATGACAATAATATGTTCAATGGTCGTGCTCGCTTCGGTGCTGCGCCTAACAACTGGCGAGCCTTTGCAGCCTGCACTCCTGGTGCTGGTACTGCATTAACGTAGGAGGAAGGGGGGAGCAATTCCCCCTTCTTTTCTTTTAAGAAAGGAGAGATATAAACTTGAAAGACTATTGCGTTACTAAAAGGGCAATTATCCCTAACGGACAATCTCTTTCTAATATTATTGACCTTGAAAATTATACTAGATTGGCTATTTATATGCCTACAGCATGGACCGCCGCTACTATAACGCTGCTTGCAGCTCCCACGATGGAAGGGCCTTTTCAAGCTGTCTTTGATGAGGCCAACACAGAAGTATCCATTACCGTAGCCGCAAGTCGAGTGCATGGATTGGGTACGGCACAGACAGATAGACTAGGGGCCCTTCGTTTCATTCAGCTTCGTTCGGGTACTAGTGGTACTCCAGTTGCACAAGCTGCTGAGCGTACAATAATGTTAATCGCAAAAAGATAAGGTGAGTGCCGATGAAATTGGGTGATGCAAAACGACAAGCACTTGTGTTAATGCGAGAGTGGACTATAGATGGGCAGCCTATTGGGGCAGATAGCGTGGACTATCTTAAATCTATGGATGACTTAGCAAATATTGCGCAAACAGAGATAGCTAGACGACGAAAAATCCCTGCCGTACTTCAGCTTCCATGGCTAGGGGGTGAGCCATATGCAAACATGAGAGTGTTCACCATGCCTCTTGACTTCCTAGAGGTCAGGCGTGTTGAATTTTATGAGACGGCTGGCCAACCTTTAGATGAGGAAGCTAATAGATTGTTTCGTTGGATTAGTAAGAAAGAAATAGGCATTTTAGAATCTGCGCTTTTCGGCAATTGGTTTGTTTATTATTATCGTCTGCCTACTCCTATCGTTGTTAACCTTTCAAATGAAAAGGCTAATGATAATTATGAGTTTGAGGTTGATGCAGATGTGCAGTATTTAATTCCTTTCTTTATGGCAGCACAGCTTTTGATGGATGAGAATGTGGGCCTCGCAATAACTAAACTCAACGAGTATCAGTCTAAGTTAGATGGGCTGTTCACGGAAGGTGATTTTTCAATCTCTCAGTCTTTAAGAAATCCCAGTGGGTGGTGAGTGAATGGTAAGGTTTAGTGTCCCCAGAATGGAACCTACGAGGACAATACAAGTTTCTAAATTTACTGGGGCTAACCTTAACCCTGACCAAACGCAATTGGCTGAGGGTGAATCCCCAGACATGCTAAATATCATTTTAGATAATGATGGAACTCCCGACAAGCGTACTGGTTATGAGGCTTGCTTTACCAGTCTTGGAGCCTCGCCAATCAGGGGTATGGTAGAATACAAAGGTTGGATAGTTTTCTCACAGGGAGGTAGGCTCTATCGTTGGCAGCAAGGACAGGTACCGTCTGAGATTGGTACAATTGCAGACATTAAAATGCGAGGTTTCGTGTTTAATGATAACCTCTATCTTATTAACGGCTCACAATTCCTAATTTATAACGGTACATCCGTGACTGCAGTGGTTCCTCACATACCAACACTTGCAATTTCTAGTCCTCCCACGGGAGGAGGTACGATTTTAGATGATTGGAATTTGATTGGTACGGGATTCAGACAAACCTTTAATGGGAATGGAAGTGCTACTGCTTATACTTTACTTCAGCGGGACTTAGCAGCTATAACTGTAATTGCGCTTGTGAATGGGGTTACTATTACTGAAGGTGCTGGTCTAACAGTCAACAGGACAACTGGTGTGGTTACTTTTTCTATTGCGCCTAGTACTGGCGTGAATAACGTCGAAATCGTTGCGCATAAAATTATTTCTGGCTTTGCTAATCGTGTCCTAAAGTGCACTAGATTTAATATTTTCGGGGGAAACAACGATACGAAAATCCACCTGTTCGGGAATCCAGACTTTCCGTCAATAATTCGACAAAGTGGCACGAATAATCCTGCATATTGGCCTGAGAACTCGTTCAATCGCTATGGTAGCGATAGTGTATATGTGGCTGCGAAAATAAATCAGTATGATACTTCTGTGGTCTTCAAAGAGGACAGTATTTGGCTCGAGATGTTAAATTTTAATGAGGAAGGTCTGCCTATTTTTCCGAACAAACCCATAAATTCTTCTATAGGTTGCATTTCAGGAGATAGTTTGCAATTGCTTGATAATAATCCGGTGTTTCTCACAAATCACGGGGTCATGATATTAACTTCAAGTCAGGTTCGAGACGAAAGAAACGTGCAATTAATTAGCGAAAAAATCAATAGTGATTTATTAACTCGAAATCTAAAGGAAGCTTTTTCTGTCGAGTTCGAAGATAAGTATTTTCTCATTTTTCCTGGAGGCTTCGTTTGGGTGTATCATTATCGTCTGGGGGCTTGGTTTCCTTGGGCTAATTTTAATTTTACTTGTGCTTTAGTTCAAGGTCAAGAACTATTTTTTGGAGGCACGACTGGTCTACTATATAGGTTAAAAAGGTCTACTGACCAATTACCATTTAGTGATGCGGGCCAAGTTATTAATGCTCACTGGTCCACTAAGCTTTATGGCTTTGACTCTGAAGCTTATCAAAAATTGATTAGAACTTTGCATGTTACGCTTAGGCCTAGTTTATCAACAAAAGTAGAAGTTTATGTTCGGAGTGACAGAAGAGCTTTATGGCGCTTTTTGACTAGATTTGGTGAAACTATTTTTTCGTACAATACCATCAACTATAGCCAATTCACATATAATTGTAATTTTCTACCGCAAGCTAACGCTAAAAAAGTAAAGGCGAAAAGGGTCGTTTATTTTCAACTGCGATTTGAAAATCATGCAAATAATAGTAGTATGGGTTTATTATCATTAGGGGTACATTTTACCATTCAAAGAGAGGTGAAATAAAATGCCATTACCCGAGAGACTGGCTGATGTAAGGTTTAAACATCGTAACTATCCTGATAATATTGCTGAATTTCTTGGCGATACGGCTGAACTTAAAAGACTTTTTGACCAACCTGTGGAGGATATCTTATTCTATCTTAATGGTATCTATGACCAGTTAAAAAATGTGGCATCGGGGGATACTGGCGCAAGTGCGATTGGGGCATTGCCTCCCAATATTACGGCCCAGAATAATGTGCAAAGTATTCTTACAGCTTTGAAAACTTATATTGACCAAGTGGCTGCAAACTTTGTGCTTGGCCAAGTTAGTGATGGCAGTATTACCACCGCAAAAATAGCTGATAGCGCAATTACCACCGCAAAAGTATCGTCTGCTTTAATGACAACTATTAACGCAGCGGGCAGAATAACCCGAATACCTCGGACAAGCAACATAATGCTCACCGCCACGGAGCGCAACTCCCTCA